CAGAATCTTTTGTTGTAAATCTGTTAATGTTATCTTCTTTTCGTGATTTGCCATTTTATATCTCCTTTATGATTGAGTTGTTTCACTCTTGGCTTATGCTATTAATATACCTGAAAAATATGTGTAAGGGTTATCACCGTTAATATCACTTTGTTGTGTTCCACCACTTTGTTGCATTGCTACATATGCAGTATCACTTGCATCCATATCTGCTACTACTACTACTTTAAAAGACTTATAACTAAGGTCAGATGAAAAATTAGGGTCTATAATGTCGCGATAAGTAACATTAGATGTCACTATAGAAAGTATATAATAAGTTGGTGCTGTATCTAAGCTATTAATTCTCATTGTCACAGTTAAAAGATATTTACCAGTGACAGGTGCATTAAATGTGTTTGATGCAAAATCGCTATTATTATCAAACCTTTCTGTACTCCAAGTAACTGTGACTGCTGAACCATCAGCGGCAAAATTTTCTTGATGTGTGCCATTTTTGTGAACACTAAAAGCAGGTTGTTTTGGTGCTGTTATAATATGAGCATTGTTCATTGTCCAATACAACTCACCTGCTGTTCCAATTGATAATGAATCTGTATTATGGTCATATAAAATTCTGCCACGATACCTAGCATTACCACTTGTACCATCCCCAAATGCTAAAGAAGTCTGACCACTACTCGTATCTAAAATAGTTATACCGCCTTCATCTCCAGAATTTACAACTAAATCATTGTAGTACATATCAGAAGGTGTTGTAGTTTTTAGACCAACATGTTCTGAACCATCTATTGTAATAGCTAAAGCATCTGCATTGTCATCAATGCCAGTTGACCTAAAGCCAGTTAATGTACCGACACTAGTTATGTTTGTCTGTGCGGCAGTCTGTAATGTACCCGTTATACCAGCAGTAAACGTACCATCTGTTGCTTGTAATGATGATGTAGATGGATGGTCAACTGTAGCCACAGTTCTAAACAAATAATAAACAAATATGTTATTACCTGAGTTACTTGATGGTGCGGCAGTAAATGTTAGTGTAGTGCCACTGCTTACCGCATAGGCTACTGATGGTTCTTGAACGACACCATCTACGGATACGAGTATATCCTCATCTGATCCTACGGCATGTTCTAATGTAAATGCAGTTGTAGATCCATTACCAGAATATACTGATGCAGCTTTACTTGCTACAAATCTATTTCCAACTTCATTACCTATATATGGCATATTATGTTATCTCCATAATGCTTAATGTACCACTTAGTTTATCTGCCACGCTACAGTCCACAGTAATCTGGTCTGTCGTTTCTAGCACAACCTTATTACCTGCTAATAGTTCTAATGCAGATCCAACTGGTATAGGTGCGTTCTGAACAATAATACTTGTTCCGTTTGCTGTATTGTTTGTCACGGCTCTGTTTGCCGTATCACTTACTAATCTTACTGTCGCAGTAACTTGTGCAGTATGTATGTTGGATAGCACTAATCCAAGTACGATTGTTGTTGTACTACTTGCTGCCGTGTAAACCACATATGGAGTTCCAGCACTAGCAGGCTCGGCTGCAAAATTAACGACTTTAAATGTATTTGCCATATTATTATCCTAACGCTATTGCTAAAGCTGTCGCTTCATTCGCAGCTAAAGTTGCTGTTGTTGCACCTATGTCACTCAATACTTCACTAGCACTTCTGCCTTCTATTGTTGTGCCATTAACTCTTAAAAAATCATCATCAGCTACACCAGATCCAAACTGTGCTACATTTGTGTTTGATATACCAGTTGATAAAGTTGCAGTAGCAGTTATTGCAGTCCCATTTAATGTCATGGCATCTGCTTCTAATGTACCATCTATATCTGCATCTCCAGACACATCCAAAGAACCAGCATCTAGTTCTCCACTTAACGTAATATTTCTAAAACCTGTGTAGTCTTTATTGGAATCAAGTACAACTGCCTTAGATGCTATAGCCGTACCAACGGCAGTTGATCCTAAGTCTAAGGCATTAAGTTCACCGACCACGGCTGTTATTCCATCTAGTGCATTTAGCTCTGCCGCAGTAGACGTAACACCATCTAAAATATTTAACTCGGCAGTGGTAGCCGTTACACCATCAAGAAGATTTATTTCTGTTGCCGTAGATGTCACAGCTACATCTTCATTAATCTTAGGACTTGTTAATGTTTTGTTTGTTAATGTATCTGTGGATATCCTGGATATCAAAGTTGAATTACCACCAGTAGGCAATGTCAATACATCTGATGCTCCAGCCGAATGTGGTTGTGCTTGTAATGTTTGGGCATGTGCATTACCAGACTCACAATAAAATTTTAGTTTAGCAACAGCACCACTATTTGTTTTAAGATCAATAACACCGCCTTCGACAGTAAGATCATCTCCTACAGATAAATCTGCACTAAGAAGAACATTACCATTTATATCAATCGTTGTTGCAGCGATCTGTATTTCTGTATCGGCAACTAAATCTAACTGTCCATCGGTAGACGAGTTTATATATAACGCAGTATCTCTAAATTGTATTTTATTATTAGTGCCTATAGTTGTTGCAGCATCAATACTAACTGCACCATCTATATCAACAATATCTAAGTTTGTTGTACCATCTATATCGGCATCCCCCGACACATCTAAACTTCCTGCATCTAACTCACCAGTTAGTGTTACATTTCTAAACCCAGTAATATCTTTGTTAGTATCTACAACCGCAGCTTTTGAGGCAGCTACAGTTCCTGCTGTTATACCATCTATAGACTCAAGATCATTCTCATTTATGTCTGCTGAACCAATTACAAAACTACCAGCAGTTACTGAACCACTTACTGATGTATTACCACTAGCATCTAAAAAGACAGTTTTTGCAGCAGGTAAAGTACAAAACACAGTTCTTGTGCCAGAACTCCAATTAACAGCATTATTAGAATTAGAACTAGCAAGTATTGTTGTTCTAGCAAGTGTAGTGCCCGATGTTGTAAATGTACCCAGACCAACTTCAAAGTCTGTGTTATCTGTGCAACAATAATAAGTCGTATCCCCGTTACTTAAATTAGCGGTAAAGGTTTCAAAACCAGTAACAGCACCACCTAGTGTTAATGTACCAGTGCCCGTTGTGGTCGATGACTCCTTTATTCTATCCGATATTACTAATGCCATTACTTCAACTCTATTGTTAGATTCCCTGCATTAATTCTAAATATATCACCACTCGCTATTGCCTTACTTGCATCCAAAGCTCCTACAAAAAGTATGTTACCACTACTAGATGCGTCTGCTATAAAAACATGTGTTACTGTATCTGTACCACCACCCCCAGAAGCTGGGAACTCGATATTAGCTGCATTGATTGCAGTCTGTGTATCTGTTGAATCTGCACCTATCGTTGTCCAATTCGCTGCTGTAACTTGTTGTCTGGCATAGTTTGTAAAGTTTGCTTCTGTTACTGATCCAGTTTCAGCTGCACTTACTGCCGTTGCAAGTCCTACATAAATACTATCCCCAGGAGAGGACAAACTAAGAGAATTATTTTTAAATAAAAAGTGTAATAATCTTCTCTCTAGATAATTGGTTGCTGCATTTGCTGTTGCCATTTTTTACTCCTAAGTTCTTGGTCGAGCTGGTAAACCAACTCTGTTTGCGTCTGTGTTTTCTCTTGCTTCGCCTAAATCTTTTAATCTCTCCATGTAAAAAGCAAAGTTCTTTTCATACTGAGCCAAAACATCCGCTTCTCCCTTCATATAAAAATAGGCCTCTACCAAAGACCCATATAGTAAAGCAAAAGGAGCATTTGTACTAATCCACGTTGTACCACTGTCAGCACCTGCGGTCAAACTATCGGGTCTAAAGTAATAGTGCAGTTCTATTGTATAATTACTGTCAGGTGTCGGGGCGATCATAAAGTTAGTTTGGTCAAAACGTGCATAATATTTAGGTAAAGCTGTTGTGCTGGAAGCAGGAGTGTACTCTCTTAAATAACTTACATCTTTCTGTAATAAGTAACTCTCAGAGCCTGATGTTGTTATCTGTAAAGAAAAAGAAGCTAAGTAATCTGCGGGCACCGTTAGAAAAGGATCAGAAGATGTCAAAGCACTCGTTACGTTTTTTCTGAATATATCTAAATCAATGCTTTTAAAAATCTTTTCTTCAGATGCTTTAATAAAATTAGGTAAGTTGGTGACAAAAGACGTTTCAGCATTATCTGCATAATCTTGTATAGCTGATTTTAATGTTGCTAAAGTAAAACTCATATCATGCACTCACCGTTGTTGGTCCTGCTGTAGCTCGACTACCGCCTCCTA